TGTATACCGTTAATGAATTCAATTATTTTTTGTCCGACTTTTGTCCGACTGTTTTAAAAGTAAAGAGGATAAAAGATTGTGATTCAATCATTTATCCTCTTTTTAGTTGCGGAGGCCTGACCTTATTTGTCTTTTTATAAGATGAATATGATTGAAAATCAACGATATACATTCCCGAAATGGGTTAAAATTATATGTGTGAGTCCGAAATATGTCCTATTTATTTTATAGATATAGTTCCCTATCGTTTTGATTATTAATATTTTTTCACTATATATTCTATCTCTCCAAATCTGATCCGCTTGCATCGGCACATATTGCATTGTCTTCCACTTGGGCATGTTTTTTAATTGTTTTGAGTTCACCTTTTAGTTCTCCCACTTCCAAAAGCAATTTCTTGTTCTCGATTTCAAGCTGATTATATTTTTCTAAAAAAAAAGAATTGTCAATCTGCAAATTTTGTTTGGAAAGCAAGATATCTCCTTCTCCAGTAATAATCCTCATGATATTAACTGAAGGGTATTTGACATATATATTTAGCAGTACTTCTGTTGTTATGTCCTTTTTTAAATTAGCTATGTATGATCTGCTCATACCTATATCAATGCTAAATTGATTAGCTGATATATTTAGAGCTTCACAGATGTCAAGTAAGCGTTGCTTTATCATCATATATATAATAAAAGTTAACATGATAAATATAAATATCATTCTATTTGTGCATGATAAATATAGTTATCATATTTGCATTGTGTTAATAAATTCACGTAGCTAAGTTAGTAAAAAGTGATATTAAACGAATATAAAACTTTAATAATTTATCAATTATGGTATTTACAGACTATATGAAGAGCTTGCCGAATCAGCAGATGGATACTATTAAAAAGTTAGCAGAAATCACGTGCTCTACTCCGGCGTCGGTGTACAGGTGGATAAACGGGTTGAATCCTCCTGCTCCTATTAAGCAAAAAATCATAGCCGAATATCTTGGTATGAGTGTTGAAGAATTGTTCCCATCTAAAGATGAATGAGATAGCCAACATAGAGTTCTACAACACCCCCGAAGGGGATGTTATGATGAAGGAGTTAGGGCGGCCGGCTGTGGTTTTGGATGAGAACAACCGCCCGACGATAGAGTGCATGTTATCAGTTATTCGAGATCGATACCCTAAAGCACATACCCGTTTGATGCAGATTTATTCAAGCAGTACAATGAATCGTTGGTATTATGAATTCCGGGTTGTTCATCGATTCATACGCTGTAATTTCGGCGAATATGATCAGCATAATTTAGATATAAACAGAGATGGCCTATTTGTTTTCGAAGAGGTTAAATGTCCTCTTCGGGGCGAGTGTGAGCATGAGGGGGTAATATGTCGTCCTGAGTTGAATACTTCATTGACAGAACGTGAGATGGAAGTGTTTCGGTTAATAGCATCCAATTACCAGACGGACGATATCGCAGCAGAATTGCACATATCACCTTGTACCGTTAATCGGCATAGAGAAAATATTAAAGCAAAAATCAAGGTGCGTAACGTGGGCGAGTTGATTGCCTACTGGCATCAAAATCAAATGAAATAAAGATTATATTATGAGTAAATATAAGATTGGCGATAAAGTTCGTATCAAATCTATAGAGTGGTATAATCAGAATAAAGATAGTTTTGGTTTGGTACTAAGCGACAATGATACGAATGTATTTTGCTATAATATGCAAAAGCATTGTGGTGAAGAGCTTACTGTAAGACATATTAGTGAAAACGGAAGATATGTTTTAACAGATAATGAAGGAAGTGGTACACGTGATCTATATATGTGGTCATGGTCAGAGTGGATGTTTGAAGAAAGGAAATAACCGAATAAAAATGAATGGAATGAATTATGAATAAAAGAACAATTCAAATAGATGTTATCGGTCCGATAGAAGAAACTGAATTAATGAAATGTAAATTGT